GATCAGCTGTGAATACGCGGCCGCTGTCATCTTTCTTCAGAAGATAGTTTTTGCAAGCCCACTTGAATTCTGTCAGATTTTCAAATTCAAAAAATGTGTCTTCGTCCCAAAATTCAGCAACTTCACCACTGCCATCAGTGAAGATTTGCAGTTCTGCAGACACATTGTTGTTTTCTTCAAATTTTGATAAAAGTTCAATGATGTTCATGGTTGTTGGTTTTTGATTAGTCCGTCATGCAGATTGCCAACTTTAACAAAAGTTGGCATTCCTATTGCTTTGTGATCTTCAAAGTGATCAAGTTCAATATATGCGTCATCTGAAGAAGAAGCATTGCCATTGTACGCAAAGAATTGGCCTGCGCGAAACATCACAGCAACAATCACTTTTTCACCATCAATTTCAATTTCAATCAAGTCATCAGTGTAGATATCTTCACCATTGTCGTCTTGAATATCTGCAAACATTCCAATTGTTTCTGGTTTCACAAAGTTTGCTTTACAACCAATGTATTGCGTGTACACATCAATCAAATGCATTCCGGTTTGTGATCTGCTGTGATAGCCAAAATGCCATTTGTCATCTTTGTCTTTGCCACGAAAGCGGCCTGTTTTTTCATGCTGGTAGTGTATCATTTTTTTTGGTTTTGTTTAATTGGCAGAAGCCATTGTTCATAAATACGTGAAGCAATCTGCGCTGTCATCACTGGTGGCACAGACATTCCGACAAGATACCTTGTTTTATTTCCTGCAAAATTGTAGTCAAGTGGATATGATCCGGCAAGCTTGAATTCTTTTGCATTCAAGTGTCTTTCTTCTTCTGGAATGATTGGACACCCACCACCAGAAGTGATTGTTGAACACACCTTGTCCTGGAAGACAAAAACATGACTAAAAAAACCGGGTTTGTTGTAGACACGTTCAAACACTTCACCAAGACCTTTGTCACCCGGCTTCACAAATGGCATCAACTTTTTTTCTGATGGCAACAACTTCTTTTTTGTTTCTTGCCTGTCTTGTATTTTTCCAAAATGAATGTCAGGTTCATTGAATGTCATGTCAATTTCCGGAAGCTGTGTGAAGAAATCAACTTGCTTCAGCAATGGTTCTGCAATGTCTTTGCGTAAACACAAGAAGAAGACACGTTCACGGCGTTGTGGCACACCCATTTTTGAAGCATTCAGAAGAAAGTGTTGGCAATAGTAGCCAGCACGATCAAAAGCATCATATATTCTTCTGACATAGTTTCTTGCAGCACCCATCAGCAGACCTTTGACATTTTCAGCAACAACAACTTTTGGTTGAAGCTTTGCGGCAAGATCAATGAAGTCAAAAAACAATGTGTCAAGCACTTGTTCTGATTGACCTTCACGAAACTTCTTTTCAACACCCCAGTCTTTTTCACGATTTCCGGCCATTGAAAATGATGAACATGGTGGCGATCCATCAAGAATGTCCAGGTCGAACAATTCTTCTGGCAAGTCATCACGGTCTTTGAATGTTTCAATTGATTCCAGAAATGAAAATTTTGGTTGATGATTGGTGATGTATGCGTTCATCATCTTTGGATCAATTTCATTGCAACCAATGACATCAAAGCCCGCTAATTTGTAGCCCATGGTTGAACCACCACCACAAGAAAAGCATGAAAAGACAGTGCCTTTGTCTTTGGTGAAGACAGCATCTTTCAGATTCCATTCATACGGAAATTTGTGCTTCATTGAATTTGAATTGTCAGCGTGTCACTTTCTGGAAATTCAAGTGTTGTGAATCTGATGTCATTATCTGGATGAAACAGATTGTATGCTTTGACAAAATAGCGGTGAGTTTGGCATGTGTCGCGCTGCCTGATGTTTGTTTCAGTCATTTCAGTGACATCATAGATGACATACGTTGCTTTGTTGACAAAGCTTCTTTTCTGCTTGCCAGTATTGACAACAGCCATTTGACATGAAGTCAACAAAATGATTGCAATTGCTGTGATTGATTTCATTTTTTCTTGGTTTTTGTGATTAGAATTTTTTTCCGTGCTTGTATGGTCTTTGACGGTTGTATGCAAGTTTCATTTCAACATGCTTGTCAATGTCAATATTTTCAAATGCACAGAAATCAAGAATTCTGATCAAAGCATCTGCAATTTCATCTTCACGTGTGTCTTTGATGTGTTCTTTGAATTCAAGTGCAAAAATTTGATCATCTTCAATCTGATGAATTTCATTGACTTTTTGACTGTCTGCAAATTTTCCAATTCTCAGCGCTTCAAGTGCTTCAACAACTTCACTGTTGATCAAAAACATTCGGACACCTTGCGGTTCTGGGTTGTCATAGAAACCTTTTTTGATGTTGTTGTTGTGAATTAATTCTGCAAGTTTGTTCAAGTAATTTGCCATTTTTTTTGTTTTAAAAGTTCATAATTGGTTCAAGCTGATCGCGGACTGCTTCAATTGCTTTGATGCGATCGGTCAAAGATTGATAATATTTCAAGACTTCATCATTGTTGCTGCTGATCCAATAGCCGCGTGAATTGGCAAGAAGATTTGTGATCAAGCCTTTTGTTCTGATGAAGTTGATCATCTTTCTGATTCTGACATCAGACACTTGGTGACCATATCCAAGCATGTCAAATTGCAATGCATCATTGCTGATGACGTTTTCTTTGCCTTTTGCTTTCCAGTGAAGTATTTTCACCAGCTGCGCAACTTGATTTCTTTCAAGTTCAGAAAGGTCTTTTGTGATTTCTTCGAATCCTGTGATCATTCTGTTTTTGGTTTTTTTGGTTAGAAGTCTGATTCCGGATATTCTTTTGCACCTTCAGCTGTGAACATTTGCGTAATGCCGCCGGAATTTTTGATTTTTTCAACTTCATATGCTGAACTTTCAGTTGAATTGCTGCAAATTCTTCTTGCATCTTCTTCTGAATAGATGCCAGCTTGATCCATGTTGGTTGTGTAGCCGTGACTATTGGCACGCCACCAAATCCACGCATCACCAACGTATCCTTCTTTTCTGATGTAATACTGCTTTTTCATTTTGTTTTTGGTTTATTTTTCAATCTAATTTTTGAATTTGAATTTTTGCTTGTTTGATTTTCAATTCACTTTCTTCAATCAGCTTTTCTTGTTCAATTCTGATTTCATTCTTTTTTGATTGCTGAAGAAGAAGCATCACAATTGTTTTTTCTGACAACTTCAAGTTGTTCACTTTGATTGCAATTGATTGATTTCTTGGTCTTCCATCAATCAGTGTTTGTTGAACAATTTGAACTTCAGTGATTGATTCAAAATCATTGTCTTCAAGAAAATCTTCAATTATTTTTGACTGTGCCATTTATTTTTGGTTTATGTGTTTAGCTTGAATCTAAATTTTGGGCATTCTGAATCCAGCAAAGACAGTTTGTCAGCAAGTTCGTTGAACTTTTTGCATCTGTTGTAATATTCAGAACTCATTTGAATCAAAAGATTGTGACCGCATGAAGCACCATTGTCAAAATTGATTGCTTTCAAATATGCTTTCTTCATCTTGGCTTTCAAGATTTCTTTTTTCAGTGCTTGATAAATTCTTGCCATTTTTTATGTTTTTTTTGGTTGTGGAATTGCTGTTGCTGATTCTTTGTGATCACGCTTCAGCCAATTCAAAAGTGTCAAGTACACTGATGAATATTTTGAAGTGAGTTTGCGAACCGGCATGTTTTCCATTCCGGCAAGTTTGTCACGTATAGCATCACCAGAATATTTTTCAAGCAATCGATCACATTCTTCATGCGTGATCTGCTTCTTCAGCTTTGACACATTTGGACAATTTTTTTGAATGAACTTTTGAAGATTGTGAGTGATTAACAGTTTCGCAGAAACTTGATCTTTTTCTTCTTCTTGTTCTTGTTCTTGTTCTTGTTCTTGTTCTTCTTGTGATGGCGTATGCATACCTTTCAGATACTCTATCAATACACTATTCTTCACAAGCGCAAGTTCTTTATTTATACACGCTTGCACTTTTGGTGAAGATGAATAGTTGAATTTTGGCCAATTTTTCACTGCCAGTTCATTTGTGTCTTCAGAATACATGACTTTTTGCGTATCAATAAAGTATTGAAGTAGTTTTGATACTCTATCAATACTGTATCCGGTGTCAAATGACATTTGACGCTTTGTGATTTCATAGATGCCGCACTGCGTTGTGCGATCATTTGTAATCAGATACAAGTAGAAATATTTCTTTTCCGGATCAAGTTCTGCTGTGAATGGATCAGACCAAAATGATGTGTGAACTTTTCTGAATATTGCCATAGTGTCAAAAAGAAGGCCCCCAAAATCCGCAAGGTTCGACGTTTGCTTCATTTGAGGGCCTAAAGTAATTCTGTGAAACTTAGTGTCGAACCGTTTCGGATTTGACAAATGTAGAATTATTTTTTGAAAAGGTTCAAAACGTCGTCCAATGTTTCAACAATTGCAATCTGACCGCGCCACTTTTCATGAAAGATTTTTTCTTCTGAAGTCAGCTTTCTTGCTGATGGTGGCTTTTCCGGGTCTTTGATTTCACACATCATATTTTGACCTTTGAAGCCAACAACAATGTCAACAAACCCATCACCAAGTGAAGAAGTGATTGCCACAGACATTCCGCATTGACGCAGTTGTTTGACCAATGATGTTTGATTTGAATCGGTTCTTGCGGCGCGTCTACTTCTTCCCATTTGTTAAAAATTGCAAATTGATAGAAAGTGACATGATTGTTTTCTATCATTGTTGCACCAAAAATACAAATCAAATGATGAAACACATCACATATTCAATCAATCACTACAAAAGATCACTTCGACCATTTGAATTGATCTTTCACAACATTTCAACTGGCAAGTCATGGCCCGGTTCATTTTATTCAACCAGAAAAAAAGCACTTGAACTGTGCGACAATCGATTCAATTTCTTGCAATCAAAGTCATGGTCATTTAGAAAGTTTTCTGAATTTGATGCTGATTCTGATCTTGGTTTCTTTTGTGATGGATGCGGTGACTATGACTACACATCAAGAATCAATGAACACAACAACGGTGCAACTTGGTTGTGTGACAACTGCAATGACAATTTGCAGCACAATCAAGAAGATGAAGATGAATTTGACTGCACAGCTGTTGATCAAGCAGTATTTGATTCACAAGAACAACGGCACAAAGAAAAAAGCTAATAATCAAATCCAAAAATAGATGACAAATTCAAACACACCGGTTGCACAAAAAGCAACCATCAAAACAATTCTTGCAAAAGATGATGTTCAGAAGAACATTCGTGAATTGATTGGAACACCACGCGGTGCAAAGAACTTTTCTTCTGCACTAATCAATGCAGTCAAAAACAATGCGCGTCTTGCAAATTGTGAACCGGCTTCAGTGCTTTATGCAGCAGTTGCAGCAGCAACACTTGATCTTGAAATCAACGAAAATCTTGGTTTTGCTTATCTGGTGCCGTACAAAGACAAGTGTCAATTCCAACTTGGTTACAAGGGTTTGATCCAGCTGGCACAGCGTTCAGGTCTTTACAAGCGCATCAACACAACTGAAATCAAAGAAGGTGAAATCAAGTCACACGATCGTGCAACCGGCGACATGGAAATTGAATGGCTTCAAGAACCACAAAGAAGCAAAGCAAAGACAGTTGGTTTCTTGTCGTATTTTGAACTTCTGAATGGATTTGAAGCAAGATACTTCATGACCAAAGAAGAAGTCACAGCGCATGGCAAGAAGTATTCAAAATCATTTTCAAATGGACCTTGGAAAACAGACTTTGACAAAATGGCTTCAAAGACTGTCTTGAAACTTCTTCTTTCACGTTTTGGACCTATGTCAATAGATATGAACCAAGCAATGAAGCTTGATCAAGCAATTGTCAATGACTTCAACACTGAAGACATCAGCTACATTGACAGCACTTCACACAAACCATCAATTGATGAATCTGAAAAAGCTGCACAGAAGCTGAACATTGAAACATATTGTTCAAAAGCTGAACAAGCTGAAGACCTGGATATGCTTCTTGCTGAACTTGAAGCAAAAGACAGTCCATTTGTGGACATAGTGAAAAACCGTCAAAACGAACTTTCAAAATGATTGAAGCAAAACATTTGAAAAAGGGTGTTCGAGCATTGTACCAGAAGAAAGGTCAACAAATCAAAACAGTGACCGTGATTCAAAATAATGATCAGACAAAAGAAGTTCATTTTCGAAGCAATGAAGGTGAATTCTTTTCAGAAAATTATAAATATATTTCAACCAACTTTAAAAAAATATTATGATCGCAGAACACAATCCACAAGATGGATATCCAAAAGAAATTGACTGGTCAACATACAAGTTTCGATGTTCGATGCTTGGCCAGCTTCTACCAGGTCCACGGGGCAAACTTGGTTTTCTTCAAACAACACAAAAAACAGCACTTCGAAAAATCTTCATGAAAGAAGTATGGGGTTTCAAGAAAGACTTTTCATCAAAGCAAACTGAAAAAGGCAACCATGTTGAATCTTCAGCAATAGGTGTTGTGTGTCGCAAATATTATGACGGATATCCACACGAAAAGAATGAAGAAAGAATGTCAAATGATTTTGTCATTGGCACATTTGATTTACGTGTTGCACCACGTGTGCATGACATCAAAGCTGCATATGATCTGGACACTTTTATGACTGCTTCACTTCTTCGTGACAATGAATTTCAAGTCAAGGCTTATCAATGGATAACCGGCGACACTGAAGGCCAAATTGACAAAGTGCTTGTCAATATGCCGGAACATATGGCTGAAAAAGAACGTGATCAAATGATTTGGAAGTTTGGCGGACCAGATCATGTTGATGTGTTTTCTGATGAATATCTTGAAGCGCAAGATGAATTGGAACGCCGGCTGAATTATGACCGCATTCCAGAAGAAAAAAGAATCAAGTCTTTTCGTGCAGACATTGACAACAATTTCATTGAATTTGCTTCAGAACATTTGACTGTTTTGCGCGCTGAACTTTCAAAAATGAAGCTATGAAATTGAATGAAGAACTTGTTTCAACTGCGCGTGATCTTCTGACAAAAGAAGACAGAATCACACTTGCTGATCAAATTGGTGTTCAAATTTCAATGATCTATCCAATTTTGCAAGGTGTGCGCGAAATCAACAAAAGGCAATATGATGCGCTTCAGAAGTACATCAAAGCTGCAAAAACTGAAAGAACATGAAAAGTCTTGCACTCATTATCTTGATGCTGTACATCATTGCATCAATCAAATCAATCTTTGAATCACTGGCAGAAGATGAAAGCATTTCAGAAGTCTTCTTCACATTGATTGCGTGGCTTGCTGTCTTTGCTGGTTTGACATATGCTGTTTATTCGGTTTCAATTCAGCACTGATTCATTTGATGAAGTCTTCTGAAGAACATATGAAAAAAGAACTTCGTCGGCTGCAAGAAGTACACAACAAGTATCAAAAGACATGGCGTGAAAATGAAAAAGCTGCTGCACTACTTGGTGAAATTGTCAACAAGAATGACGTGAAGATTGTGGAACTTCTTCAGCAGTTGGACAAAGCCATGACCAAGCGTGATGAAGCAATGAAAGCAATGCAGCTTCATTCAACCTGGATGAAGTTTTCAAGAAGTCAGATCAACATGACTTCTGCTGATATCAAAGCAATTCAAATTCAAATGAAATGACTGAAAAGGAAAAGAAAGAAATCACAGAATCAATCAGCGCTTGCATCCAGCTTTTTCAAGTAGATGAAGCAGCTGAAAGAATTGTTGCTTTTGTTGATGACTGGTCAAAAATTAAGTCTGAACAAGCTGTTGCAAGCGCAAGAATTCAAATCTTGTCTGAAAATTTCAAACAATCAAACAATGACTGACAAAAAGAAATCAGTGATCATTCCAGGTGGTATGATGGTAGGCAAAACAAGCGCGCTGAAACAATTGCTTGAAGCAAGAATGAAACAACTGGCAAGACCATTGCCAAAGCTTGAAGAAGACGTTGTTGAACTTGATGAAGATCAGAAAGAAATGTTTGAATCAGCAAACAAAGCTGTTTCAGCAATATTGATCAACACAATGCTTGCTTTGAAGATTCCAAACTACATTGAAATTGATGCTGAAGCCAATGATGAAGTCTTTCACATCAAGATCATTCGATTAGGGCCCGAAGACAGCGGCAAGAATGCCAACAACGCCGGCGCCAGCAAGAAATCCAATGAATAATTGACCGCGCTTCTGCTTTTTGCAATCAAGCTGCATTCTGTCAATTTCATCAGCAGCAAAGATGATCTGATTTTCAAGTGTTGAAATCAAACTGTCACGGCTTGCAATGTCCAATTCATCCAGCAGAACAATTCTTTCAAGTGATTTTTCACGCTTCAAGCATTTTTGAAGCCTCAGGTCATTGCGCCTGAAAATAATCAATGAATCTGCAATTGCTGTTGCTTCTTGTCGATCATAACAAAGCAGCGTGTCAGATTCAATCAGAATCAGTTGGCCCGGCAATTGCGCGCTGCACGTCTTGCCATGTTGCAGAACTATCAAGAAGCAAAAAAGAAGGGTCCTGAAGTATTTGTTCATCAGTTTGAATTTTTGTGTGTTCTTTCTTCAGTGAATCACGAATGACATTAAAGCGTTCAATTTGATCTTTCAATTTGCTGATGGTGTCTTGACGTCTTTCTGATTCACGTTCATAGAATGAACTTTCTGCTTTGATCAGATCAACACGGCGTTCTGAAAAATATGCATAAACAGCAAACGCCAGAACCAAAGCGCCAATGATGATTGTTGAAGTCTTGTTCATTGCTTTTTTGTTGTCCAGTCAGCAGCTACATAGATTTGTGACACATGGCGCAATTTCGGCAAAAATTCATTACCGGTTCTTGATCCGTCATCATTTGTATTGCCTTCATAAGTTTGATACCAGCCGCCGCCAACATAGCTACGAATTGCACCAACATGCGCAACACGCTTCTTGCTGCTGAAGTACATGCCAAAAATTCGACCTTCTTTGATGATTTCATTGCTGCCTTTCTTCCAGGTGACCCGGCCTGCAGGAAAGAAAGAAGGTGACCAGCACGGCAGTTCTGGAATTTCAAAACCATTTTGCTTCAAACCATATGACAACACAGCACCACACCATGGATTTCTGCGAAGGCCGCATGTTTCATCAAAGAACAAGTCAATCTTTGGATGATCATTTCTATTGGTCAATTCTTTGATTCCGATGAAGGTGTTCAAAGTATCAAGAAATGATTCATGCGCTTCAGCGCTGTCAAGACACAAGTCAAGCGTGTCAACTTGAACTTGCGTTCGATACACAACAACCGAATCAGTTGTCAGTGAAAGATCGCTATTGCTGCCATGAAAACGAACACAAGCAGAAAAAACAATGCAAAGAAGAATGATGCAGCAGTTTTCAGTTTTTGCCATGGTGTCAAAAGTTTGAATTGATTTGTGAATTCTTCTTCAAAATAGTCATAGACTGCATTGAAAAATATCTTGATTGTTGCATAAGCAATGCCATTGAACACCCAAAAAGCAGCAATTGAAAATATCATGACATAGTACAGCAGCGCAATGACTGAAGTTGGAATTGATTCTGTTGGCCAAAAAAATCTGATGACGTCTTCTGAAAAGTAGATCATCACAGAACCAATGATCAACGTTGCCATGTCAGCAGTGATCAACCATTTTTTGAAGTTCTTCATTCAAATTCTGTTTTTGGTTTTCCAAGATCATCATCTGTTGGTTCTGTCAAAAGATGTCTGAATCTTTCCAATGTTGAAGAAAACCAAGTTGTTCCATCAGACCAAAACCAGCGAATACAAATGACCAAAAGCTTTCTTTTGCCTCTGGTGATGGTTTTCACTTCAGTTTGATATGAAGCAAGAACAACTTCTTCTGGTTCTGGTTCTGGTTCTGGCACACCAATTTTTTCATCATGCCATTCACGCAATTCTTCAAGCTTTGGTGTTCTTCCAAGTGGATCAAACAAAGCAAACCAATGCCGTTCAAAGTTTCTTTCAAACTTCTTTGAATATCCGTTCACTTGCTCATAGTACAAAACATGAATGCCAAACCTATGCATGTCACCATCAAGCGCAGCAAGTATCTTGTCATAAAGTTCAATGTTTTGCGGGTGCGGACCTTCAATGTATGTACCCATTTCAGTCACAATTGGTGTTGTGACTTCGTTCATCCAGTGTGTTTGAACTTCATCAAAGACTTCTTCTTCATCAAACGAATCATCAACAATGCCGCCGCCAATGTACAAGTGAAAGTCAGTCAAGATTGATGGATTTTCTGCTTGTCCTTTCAAAGCAAGCCACCAACGCAAGACTGTGTTCCATTCTTTTCTGAATTTTGAACTTCTGTTGACCGGATTGCCTGAAGAATCATTTTGATATGATGCGCCACAAACAGTCAAGTATTTTTCCGGATACAGTTCTGTGCAAATTGGTATCATCTTTTCAAGATAAAGAAGATAGTCAGCAAGAAGAAACTGACGTGTGACACCGTTGCTTGTTGGTTTTCCAATAGTCCACTTTCCAAGATACAGTTCAGAACCAAGAAGCAAGTTGATAGTTTGTGGAACATCTTCAATTTGCTGATCAATGGCTTGAAGTTGATTTTCAATTGTGTCTTGTGCATTCACGCCAAAATGAACTTCAAGATCATTCTGTTTTGCAAAAGCTGCCAGTTCCAAGCGCTGTCTTTCATCTGCAATGAAATAAGGATTTCCACCTTGTTCAGCTTTGATTTGAATCAATGATTCTGGCACATCTTGAATTCGAAGAAATGTCTTCATTGCTTGTGTTCCACCCGGAAATTTGATACCAGTGAACATGTCGTCAACTTTTCCAAGTTGACTGTATGGTGTTTGATTGCCTTGTGAATTAACTATCATTTTTTGTCAATTATTTTTTGACGTTTGACTGTCTGGTTTGAAAAATATGTGTGCCTGAAATATTCTGTTTCTTTCAGTGCTTGATCTTCTGTGATTTCATGACCATTGATGTCAAAATACAGAATGAAAAGTTCTTCAGGACCATTGCAGCCAATGAAAGAAAAGTTCTGTGAAAGAAAATAGACTGAATCACACGTGAATGTGTTCTGATCAACACTGATCAATGTATCTGGTCCGTTTGCTGCATTCACCCAAATCATTTTGAAAAATGGCTGCTTTGGTGCCGAATATGGTGCATTGAATCCATCACCAAGAAGATCAGTGAATGTGACACGATAATTTTCTGCTTGAAGACAAGTGTTGTTCACATATGATTGGCCGTTTGCAAAATTTGGAAAGACATCACTTTCAAACACTTTTGTTTCTGGATTCAGTTCATAGATGTGAATTTGATTTTGGCCACCTAAAATGTCCGGCTTTGTGATGAACTTGATCTGGTTGTTTCCAACTTTTGAACTGTCTTTCACTAAGGGTCCAACACCATCAAATGCATTGATTGATGTAGATCGCATTCCAACAATTCTTTTGAATGATGAATCAGCTTCAAACACAAATTTTGTGCTGTCATTTGGCGGCAAGAAACCAATCCAGTCAAAAGACAAGATGTTTGAAAACGAACTGCCATATTCAAATGACGCTTCATACAGTGGATTTTCACCGGTGTTTTTCAATTCAACAACCAGATCACGTTCAGTGTCACAAACAATCTTTTCAAGATCAAATTTGTATTCGATTGACGTTTCAACACTGGCACAAGAAGATGATGTGTTGTTGATCAAGTTTGATCGACTGTTTTCAATTGCCAATCGCATTCTTTCTGTTTGACCAGCTGTGAATGTGTTCTTGCATGTTTGGCTGGTGTAGTCCATGAAGTTTTCAACTTGCTGTGAACCAAAACAAGCTGGTGCGCTGCAACTTGAATTCAATGTTGTTGGTGGTGTGTCGCAAACTCTATCACCTTGAATGTTGCAGTTTGATTCATCACATGATTCACCCTGAAATGTGTGAAACAACGCAAATGCATGACCAAATTCATGTGTCAATGTTGCATTCTTGTTGGTGTATGACTTCAGATTTCCAGTTGTTCCAAAAGCATTGTACAATATCACAATTCCATCAGCTGGTGATGTTGTTGGCAGATACCCATAGCCTTGAATTCCGCCACCGGCACCATTGTTTTCAATTTCAGCAACTACCCAAATATTATAGTACTCTTGATTTGGCCATCGTGAAAGGTTCTTCACATTCATTTCATTGGCACCTTGACCTTGACCAGCTGTGATGCCTTCTGTGCAATAGTCTTCAATAGAACAACCGCTTATTCGATTGATTCCGTTTGTTTCATTTCCATCTGGATCAACATTTGCAAGACACAACTGAAGCTTTGTATCAACAGCAAATTCACCATCACCATCAAGATTCTGAAGATGTTCATTTGTTCTTGTGATGGCTGAAAAGATTTGTTCATCAGAAATGTTTGAACCACTTCCAATGCTTTCACCTTTGTGAATGATGTGAACAACAACCGGAATTGTCAGAATTGAATCTGATGGAATTGACTTGTTTGCTGTTTTTGCTGCTTCAATCATTGATTCAAGCACTTTTTGTTCTGATGGTTTGTACTTTGGTTCAATCAGAACAACAGTGTCTTTTTGATGCACTTCTGCGCGTTCTTCAATTGAAAGCGTCAAGTATGAATCTTCACGAACTTCACGAATGAATTCTTCACCGTTTTTTTCATTCACTTGATGTTGGTGATCTTGTGCAAAAGACCAATTTGTTGACATCAACAAAATGGCAATCATGAATAGTTTAAGGGTTTTCATATTAAGGTTTGTTTGTTATGGCATGATATATCAGTTCAATCACTTTGAAAAGACCAGTCATCAAGAAGGTACCAATTGCAATGTATGATGCAGTTTGTGCATTTTGCTTTTTTTTCTTGTCTTCTTCAATTTTCAAAAGTGCTTGTTCAACTTGTGTTCGAACTTCAAATGATTGTTCAAATTCTCGTTGCTTTGCATCGATTTCTTGAATTCTTGCTTCAAGCGCGTCCATTTTATCCATCTGGCGAATGAATAATTCACGCAGCTGCAAATTGGCATACTTGTCTTTGTCTTCACTCATTTTTCTGATTCACATATTTCGATGAATTATGCTTGAAATTGATCAATTGCCCAAGCAACCAATTCTGGCGGATTGTCTTCAGGAAAGTTTGGCGTTGGATTTTCTGCATCAAGACCAATTGCAAAGATTGGCGCGCCAGCCTGAACATATCTGTCAATGATTTCTTGCACATTGAAAGGATTGTGAATGTATTCTTCAATTTCATCTGGTTCTTCAAGTGCATTGTCACTGATCAAAAGCAATGGTTTTGCATCTGCTGTGAACATTTCATTTGCAACCGGATCAAGTGACCACATGATTTTGATTGCTTGTTCTTGATTCAAATGACTTCTGTCATATGGCCACAAGTTGTCTGCTGAAGGCGCTTGATCATTGATTGCAGCAATGTTTTCTGGTTCTTCAAGTGCAAACCATGAAATGCATCTTTCTTTAAATCTCTGATCCATCAAAGCATCATTGATGCCACGATCTTCACCCATCAAACCAAGTTCTTCAATTCTGAACAAGTTCATTGTCAAGTTTGGTTTGAATGAAATGGCTGCTTTTGGTGTTAAGTCAACACCAGAACCAATGCCAAAATCTTTCATTGAAAACCACTGTGAAGCAAAACCGCCGGCGCTGCTTCCCATGTAGATCATGTTTTCAACATCAATGTTCAAAATGGTGCCGCTTTTCTTGATGGCAATCAAGCCTTTTGCCATTCCGCGCATGGCACGAAGAATGCCTTCTGGATCAAATGGCACTTGCGTCAATTCATAGTTGATTGAAATGACAGTGATATTTGCTTCAAGCATTGATTTCAAAAAGCTTTGAAAAGCTGGTCTTCGAATTGCGTCTTTGTCACCAGACACAAATGATCCGCCATGGATGAAGACAAGACAAGGCGTTTGACCAGTCGCTGATTTTGCGCGATACAAATCTAACTGGTCACGGCTGCCGGTGCCATATTGAACATTTTCAAAGAAGTCAATTGCATTGTTGATGTTTGCCGGAACACCTGGAATTGGTGACGCTTCTGGAAGTGATTGAATCATTTGTTTTGTTTTAAAAATTAGACAGTTTCTGGAAAGTCAAATGTACAAACTTCATCAACACAGTAATTCTTTGCAACAACAGTCACTTCAAATTCAATTGAAATGGCAATATCTTTTTGCATGAAATCACGCTGTGTGATTCCGGTGAATTCTTGTTCTTTGATTGCTGCTGAATTTGTGCTGTATGAAAGCGGTCTGACAGTCAATTGTTGTGCTTTCAGTGATCTTTTCAAGTCACCACCAGTCAATGTGATTGCTTTGATCAGTGACTGCGCCAATCGATCGGCAGAATAGTTGTCATCTTCTGGAAATTCAGAACGCGTTGTCAGCGCAATGAACACCAAATCAAAAATTGATTCATATGCTGCGCGTCCAGAAGTGAATGAATCCACTTGTGAATAGTTGACATCACTGTTTTTGCGCCAGTATGTTGTGCCCAAGCCAGTGAATTGAATTGATTGCCACTTTTTGTCTTTGTAGATGGCCGGCGCAACTTTTCCATCAGACACATTTCGAAGTTCAGCAAGACCGTTGACGCTTGAAAAAAACGGCAATTGAACAATTCTTTCGTTTTCAAATTCAATGATTTCTTTGATCATGTCAGTGTTCTTGTGATTTCAAATGCAAATGTGTTGACAATGGTGATTCTTTCTTCTTTGGTCAAGTTGAAGATATCTTTCTTGAAGTGATCTTCTGCACCAACTTTTTTCTTGACATTTTCATCATTCTTCAATTCATACTTGACACCATTGGCAATGTTGACTTTTTTTGGTGTCAAAAAATCCATTTGAAGACGTCCAAAGACTTTCAAGTTCACTTTTGTTCCGCGCCCAATCTTTGACTTGAATTCACGATATCCACCTTTGAAGAAATATGTTTTTGCTTTTCTTTCACCAGCTGCACGCGGTGACTTTGATTGTTCAATGTATATTGGTTTGGTTGAATATTCACCAATCAATGAACCGTCTGTTGCTTTGCCTTTGTCAAATACACGATCAGCAATTTCAGGCAAAACATCACGTGCAGCAACTTCCATTGCACGGCGAATGCTGCGTTCTGACAATTCATTCTTGATTTGTTCTTTCCAACCCATCAGCCCGGCAATCTATTGATGACTGCAACTGATGGATTGCAAGTGAAGCAAACGTTGTCAGGCACACGCGCATTCTTCAAAAACTTTTCCATTTCAGCGGCATATTTTCCTTCAAAGAAGACAACACGTTCTTCATTCATTTCGCGTTGCGTTGTCATTTGATCAGACCATTGTGAACCACTATTCAAAGATGATGTCAGCAGATTATATGCAACTTTGTACAAATAAGCAAGTGCAATCATTCCAGAAATGGAACAAACCCATTCTGAAGCATCACATGCAAAAGCATAGTCAATTGAAAGACCAGCAGTGTCATTTCTGACCGACTTGTTTGATTCAATGAAAGGTTCTTCAATGTTCAATGGATGAATTGAAGCAATTCTTGACCGGTATCCGGCAGAATTTCCACAACCAGAACAACCGGATTGTGACATGGTTGTATTGTACGATGTCACAGAAGTTGCGTCATAGACAACAGCAACTGTCAGATTTCGCATTGATGTCTTGACTTCTATGTCAACAGCAACTGAAACAACTTTGTCTGCTTCAGCTGTCAATGTCACTGAATCAATTTCTTCACCAGTCAGAAGATTGACAACTTTGATATCAATGTCACCGTCATGATTTCCAAAGAAATGAATCTTTGACAACTGAAGCTTTGCATATGCGCTACGGTTCCAGACATCAAAATAAATTCCAGCAAACTTGTCGCCGGTTGTTTCTTTTCTGCTTGACTGAAATCTGCCGGCAACATCATTTTCAAGCAGTGTTTCAACATGCACTGATGATGAAACACTGTTGACAATATCACGTGTCATTTCTTCTGATGCAAGCTTTTGAATGCCAGCAAGCCAGTCATTAACGTTTTTGTAACCATCTGGAAGAAGTTCTTCAAGCTGCTTCAAACTTAGGCCAATCTGATTCAACTTGTACGGTTCAGAACCAGAAGTGCAGCCATCAAGACCAATCAATTTTTCAAGACATTCCATGGTGTGAAGTTAAAAAAAAGGGCCTGAAATAATTCAGGCCCCTTCAGATTTTGATGATCCGCAAATTTTACGGGTTTGTGACTGTCACAAGACCAGTGTAGTTCACACCTTCAAAGTTGTCGGCACTTGGGAACATGTCGTCAGGTAAACCAACAAGCTTTGTGTTTGCAAAAACATTGATTGACACTTTGCCTGGACATTCATCTTTGATGTACATATCAACATCAACACCCGCTGGTGTGGTCAGTTGAATTGCTTCATATCCAGAACGCATTTCAATTGAAATGTTTTCTTTCCATGGGGTTTGTGTGTAGTTCAACAGCTGAAGTGCGCCAGGTTCCATGATCAAGTTCTTGGTCAAGACATTTCCAAGTGCAGTTGCAAGACGTCTGTCATATGCAAATGCATAACCATATTGCTGATACAAAGCAAGAACATCAAGCCCAGAATTTGAGCAACAGCCAGCAAGCGTCAAACGCAAGTATTCTGACATGGCATTTCCACCAAAAGCAAGAAAACCATTGTATGAAGACATCATTGCTGCTTGATCAAGCTTTTCAATTGCACCTGGCAAGTATGCACCGGCAGCATCTTTTGTCTGAAGAACAAGGTCATCACCGGTGATGCTGTACGCAGTTTCAGCATCGGCAGAATATGCACCCAAAAGTGCCTGCGCTTGCTGTGAAGTCTGCGTTGCGACTTTACGATCAATGGCATTCAAATGACGCATGATCACACCAAGAATGTATTCATCATTGTTCTGACAAAAACGTTCAAGGTCTTTTGCTTCAATGACTTCACCACTTTTCAAAAGTGCAGTTGTGTCAATAGAATACTGCTTGACAAAATTGCCTTTTTTGTTTTCAGTTGCGCAACCACGTTCTGAAGCTTCTTCAACTTCACTTTCTGGAATGCGTTGAAAATATGTCATGTTGACGTTCATTGTTTTGCCTTCGCCCGGATTCACAGTGACATCAACACCATTCATATTTTCTTCACTTCTCAGATATTCCAAGAACGGGATCGGGTCCCGAACCATTGAAGCATCTTTCGCCCAAACGTTTCCCAGTTTGGTTTGAAAGTCTTCACATTGTACAAGTAATGTATCTAAATAAGACATGAAAAAATAGAATTTTATGTTGTCGTCGTGGGGACGACTGCCCGCAATGGTGACAATTTAAGACTGCCGGGTCTACTTTATGCCGACTCTTCTACGTGACCGCTGAATCTTGGATTCACCTTGCGCGTATTTGTCGGACCTGTTTCACGACGTTCATGCGTCGTGTCAACATCTTTCTTCTTCTTGCCAGTATATGGTGCAGAATCATCAACTTTGTTTTCTTTGGCAAAGATTTCAATTGCTGTTTCTGGCGTCAAGACTTCAGTTGGCTTTTTTGGATGATACACTGTTTTGCCTTCTTTGTCTTTCAGTTCAAACTTGCCATCTTCTGACAACTTGATGTCATAGTTTTCAGCAAATTTAACACGAAAACCTTCTTTTTCAAGCGGTGAAATGTCTTTTTTGAATTTCACTTTTCCAAACAAGCTGTCACGAAATGAATTGATCTTTGATTTTGTCGCAGATTCAATTGTTTCAGTCTTGAACTTTTCAAATTCTTTATCTTTTGTTTCATACAAGCCTTTGAACTTGTCACGTGCTTCTTCAGATTCACGCAACTTTTCTTTCAGTTTTTCATCACCAGAAGATGATTCAGCTGCTTTTGTTTCAACTTGTTCTTTGAATTTCTTGACAGCAACTGGAAGAAGTTCTTCAATCTTGTCAAACTTTTCAAACTCAGAATGCGGCGCATCAAGACCATTGTCTTTCAAAGTCTTCACCAAGTCAACTTGCATTTTGCGTGCAAGCTTTCCATACGAAGTGTCAATGTGCGGTTTCAACAAATCTGGTCTGTCACCAAGCTGGGCAATTGGCACAAATTTTTCTTCAAGAACCTTTTTCACGTCTTCCCATTTCGGTTCTGCTTCGCCATCGGCTTTCACACCGATATAGTCAAATAGTTCTTTCATTACTTACCAGATACTTTTCTTCGCGGTGTTCGCGCTGTTGATGACTTTTTTGCTGATGCAGATTTTGTTTGTGCATCTGATGCAGATTTTGCATCTTCAGCTGCTTTTTCTTTTGCAGCTTTCTTTTCATCAGCTTCTTTTTGACGCTGATCTGCATTTTCTTCAGCTGCTGCGCGTTCTTCTGCTTCTTTCTTTTCGGCTTCAGCTTTCTTTTCAAGAAGTGCAGCTTCTTCAGCTTTCTTTGCTTCTTCAGCTGCTTTTTCTTCAGCTGTTGGTTCTTTTGGCTTTGGTGCTTTTGGTTCTTCATAAGGCACAAAACCATATTCTTTTGCAACTTCCGGCTTCAATTCAAGTTCGCGAACAACTTGACGTTTTTCATGAATGTACTTGCGTCTTTTCATAATATTTCATTTGATTTTGATTCAAAGATATAGAAAACCATTACATTTGCACAGTTCGCGTTCTGTGAACGTACATCATTTTATTTTTGGTTGAACCGGTTGATCTCAAAAATCAGCCGGTTTTTTTATGCTGCTTGCCTGAAATTCCCGTTTGCAATGTTTCTTTCAATGACTGAATCCGGAACATTCACTTCTGATCGATATGCAAAGACATGCATACAATTGTAGCCACCAAGCCAGTCAAGAATGTTTGATTCTGTTGTTCTTCTGTACTTGCCTTGCCATTCTTCAGAAGCCCATGACATGACTTCTTTCACATGATAGAACTTGCCTGCACGCGCAACACAAAACTTTCTTGAATCTTTCACAAGTCCGCCAACATATTGACCAAACTGCAATTCAAGTTCTGAAGCAACTGCGTTGTTGTAGGATCGATCAAAGACAGAAAACAAATCACGTGAAACTTGTGATGTCCAGTTGTGAAGTTGACCAAGACGATCACCATCAACAAAAAGCGCACGCAAATCAGTTCTGACTTGTGAAAATGATGCACCTGTTTCAACTGATGAAACTACTTGGTCACGAATCACATTGATGAAATTGGTCTTAAAATCATCACCAATCAATTGACGAAGTGTCTTGCTTCTTGAAGTTTGATACACTGAATTTGACAGTTCACCAGGTGTCAATCCAAATTCAAGCAAGAAATATTCATCATTCAAATTGCGCTGCTTCTCAATCTCATTCAAGAAGCCTGCAACCAAAGAACCATATTGACCAGAACGAACGCGCTGAAAGTATTCATTCATCAAGCTGTCAATGCGCAGCAGTTGTTCAGACGTCAATCTTTGACCACCGGAACCAAGACCAAGTTCTTCAAGTATGACAAGAAGTTCAGTGAACAATTCAGATTGTGTTGCTGCTGATTTTGAAATGAATCTTTCTGCAATATTTTCAACACGGTCAATGCGCTGATCAAGAACTTCTTTTGCTGTTGGCATTTGTTAACAAGTGTTAACTGAAAGAACCTTTGTCAATTCTGTCAGTATATTAGACGACACAAAAATAAATGATAAATGTACAAATCAACCGGAATTCAAACCAAGCACGCAGCTGGTTCAACTTACAAGTGGTACACATGCACAATCATCAAAGTTGATGATGTGAACTTTGTCATGATGATCACTGATGACAATCATGATAACATCACAAAAGTTGTTGATCAAACAATTGCTGCGCTGAATGGATAAGATCAAAGACAACATTGGAAAATTGCCGCCACAAGCTGTTGATCTTGAAGAAGCAGTTCTTGGTGCAATGCTACTTCAAAAGCAAGCTGCATATCTTGGAACAAGAATACTTCAGCCGCAAAACTTCTATAAAGAAGCACATCAGAAAATTTGTGAAGCAATTCATGATCTGACAAACACACAGCAACCAATTGACATCTTGACTGTGACGCAGAAGCTGCGTGACAAAAGTGATCTTGAAATTGTTGGCGGCGCATACTACATTTCAAGCTTGACAAATCGTGTTGCTTCAGCGGCCAATCTTGAAACACATGCGCGCATAGTTCAAGAAAAGTTTCTTTTGCGTGAACAAATCCGTATTGCTTCAGACTGCATTCGAACGGCCTATGAAGATGGTTCAGACGTTTTTGATCTGCTTGATCACACACAACAAAATCTTCATGCTTTGACAAAAGGTCTTGCAAATGGCAAGTCAAAGACAACAGTTGAAATTGCGCGTGAATTGGCTGAAATAATGGAAAAGAACACAGAAGGTGTGCTTGTTGGAATTTCAACCGGATTCAAAATATATGATCAAGTTTCTGGTGGCCATCAAAACGGACATCTTGTGATCTATGCTGCGCGTCCTGGAATGGGCAAAACTGCACGAATCATCAACGAAGTTCATCATCAGCTGAAGCAAGGTGTGAAAGTTGTGATTCATTCACTTGAAATGACACCAGTTGAATTGATGGCGCGTCTTGTTGGTCTTGAATTAAACATTCCGCCAGAATATATCATGAAACGTGTCATTGATGATGATCTGCAAAAGCGTGCTAAAGAATATGTTCTTTCAATTGCCGGTCAGTTGACAATATTTGAATTTGAAAAGCTTGTTGACATTGAACGTGAAACTGCAATTCTTGTGCAAGAAGGCAAGTGTGACATTGCATATCTGGACTATTTGCAACTTGTGAATGCTGGATTCCGTGAAGAAATTGCAAATGTTTCTGCTGCTTCAAAAGGTCTGAAGACTGCTGCAAAAAAGCTTGAAATTCCTTTTGTCTGTGTTGCACAGCTATCACGTGCAGTTGAAACGCGCGGCGGTGACAAGCGGCCAATGCTTTCTGATCTTCGCGGGTCTGGACAAATTGAACAAGATGCTGATGTTGTTGACTTTTTGTATCGTCCAGAATATTATGACATAGATTCATATGAAGACGGTGAATCAACACATGGTGTTCTTGAATTTATCAATGGCAAAATGCGTGGCGGAAAACCAAAAGAAACAATAAAAATGAAATGGAATGGACCGCTGAACAAGATTTCAAATCTTGATGATGATGTTCAACTTCCAACACAAGACTTTGATCGATTCAACAGCATTGTCATGCAGTCAAAAGACTTTGATGATGATCAGCCGTTTTGATGAAATTGCGCACAACGGTAAGCATAAGGTGCGTATGGCGCAGCCTATGCACTTTATGCAATGTTGGCATTAGTTCTTTTTTTATTGGTATTATTCAGAAGGTTCGCAAGTGAGTGTCTGTCTACTGCCTCGTGCAACTTAGTGGATTTAGGTAGTAGAGGGATAGTTCTGCCCCTCAAATATATATTCTGGCCGCAGGAATGGCGCACCTTCGGAGCTGTAAGCCACCCTAAATTGTTCAGCAATGCACCAAATGCGAACACAATACCTTAGCGGCCTTCTGAATTAATGCCAAAACCAAAAGAAGTGCTGTGCTTTTTGCATAGCATTTCTTGACTGTTGTGCGCAGTTTTAAATTGTTGCTGGTGCCGGCAATTCAACTTCGCTTTCTGATGTTATCATTGAATTGACTGCTTTTGCTTTTGCAATTAGCGCTTCACGTTGAACATCAAGTTCTTTTTCCAGAAACTGATCTTCTTGTTCAACCAATTCAAAGATGAATGCAAGCGCTGATTCATGAAGTATTGCTTCCCATTTCATGGCAGTTCCACGTGATAATGAAAGCGCAACTTCTTGTGAAGAAGAAGCCCACAACCGGTCTGTGTACTGGATCAAATCAAAGACTTTTTCAGACATTGAATCAGAATAGTTCAATGACTTCATCAAATTATAAATGATTGTTTGAATGATGTATCCAGGCAAATTGTTTTTGCGCGCTTCTGACAGCTGTGCAAGATAATCTTCATAGCCAATGATGTCAAATTCTTTGGCCGGTATCACTTTTGGCTGAAATGATTCATACTTGTCTTTGCCATAGCGCAAAGAACCAATTGTCTTCATCAAAAATGCGTATAAATGCCAAACCTGGTCTGAAATTGGCTTGATGAAACCTTCTGTTGCTTTCAAGTCAATGTTCTTTTCTGTTGCAGTTATGTCACCAGAAGAACGCGGTTCAGCTTTAAGATGAAGAACACGTTCAGCTTTTTCCATGTATCCGTCAATTTCTTTTCGTAGAAATTCAGGTGTTTCAATTGGTGGGCTGACATATGACATTGCATCTTGTGCTTTCATCTGCTGACCTTCAAGACCATCTTCTTTGTTGATGTGAAGTTCGCTATTCGGGCCAAACACACCAACTGTGCCAGTGCCTTTGCAAGATGGACATTCGACATCAACATGACCAGAACCATCAGAATACTTGATGCGACCACCATCACAAGAAACACCATTGTGTTGATGACGGCATTTTTCAGCAACAAAGACGCGTGTTGGATATCCAACTTTGCGCTTGATCAGAAGAAGATTGGCATTGTCAAGAAGCGCAAGGTTCAAGTTGAACACTGCGCGGTGAAATGGTGAAGTGAAATACAAGCTGTTTTCAATCAACCGCGGCATTCCCATCAAGCGCATGGCAGGCACCCAACCAAGTTCATGTTCAAATTCTGAAAACTCAAATTTGTAGTCAGACTTTTTTCCAACTTGTCTTGCGTAGAAGTATGATTCTTTTGTGTAGCCAATAAATACAACGCCTTCACGCACACTCTTTGTCCCATCTTTGACAATGGTCTTTTCATGCGCCATTACAACAATTGAATCATCTGGATTCACATGAACAACACGGTCTGAATGATACACTTCAGGATATGGTGACAAATATCCTTCAATTTCATCATCTTGATTTGTTTCAGCGCGAAAATTTACAGCAACAACCGCATTTGAATCAGTCAGTTTTTGGTCAACCAGACTTTTCATGTATTCATACAAAGATTTGTACTGCGGAATTTCTTTGTCTATGTATTTTTTGAAGTCTTCTGCATCATCATTTTCACCGTCTTTGTATTCAATATTTCCATTGATCAAACCACGCTTGACAGTGTTTGAGAATTCAAGAAACACATCTGACGTGACTGCTTGATGTGTGTCATGAATGTAGTCAAGTTCTTCTTTTGATTGGTTTGGTGCAATGTTCTTGAACAATACAACCGGAAAGACTTCTTCACTGTGAACACGATTCTGAAAATATTCACGCACGGTTTGTGTCCAGCCTTCAAAATATGGCGGCAAAGATTCAATGATTTCTTCAAATGACATTGATTTTCCGCTTTTTGATTTTTGCTTTGCAGCAAGCTTTTTCAAAACGGGTTTCACGTCAACATTGATGATTTCTTGAAACTTTGCAGAATCCATTTATTTCTTTTTTGTGCTTGGTCTGGTGTACGTTTTTGACGCAGACTTTTTTGGTGCAGTTGTTTTGACTGTTGTCTTTCTTCTACTTGATGAACCTGAACGTTTGCCGCAACATGACATATTTGTTTTTTTTAGATGATTGCAATTTTCTTTTCATTTTGCTGAACAAATGTTGCTTGACGCTTCAGAAGTTCAGCAAGCTTTTCAGCTGTGTTTCTGTCTTCTTGCCGGTGACAATCATCAACAAAGAAAACAGCTTTTTCATTCAATGAAGACAAATTCTTCAAAATGCCTTTTCTGTTGTCACCTTTTGGACCGTCCACAAGATATGCTTCAGCTTTCTTGATGTGCTTGATCTGGTGTTCATTCAGATCATACCAGCCATTTTTGATTGAAGCATGAAAGCACTGAAGATTTTCTTTTGCTGCAAGTTGGCCAAAGATGATATCTTCTTCAATGTGTACGCACTCAAACCATCGATCAAGATATTTTGACGCTTTTCCGGTGCCAAATTCAGCCAGCTTCACAAAGCTATGTGACAACATTCTTTTGAATGTTTCAAATTCAATTGACCAGCCACCAAAGTCTGTGAATGAAAATGATGGCAGCATGAACATTTTGAACTTTGCTTCTGAAGCAACTTTCTTCAGCTTTTCCAAGTGATATGATCCGCGCTGAATAGATGTTTCAAAATGACCTTCAAGCGGTTTCAAGAAACCAGCTGCACGAACTGGACACGTGAAAGCAATTCTTTTTTTCTGCGCATGTGCAGCAAGATCAACATCAGTGTAATTCTTTGGCGCTTTGAAATCTTTGAAGTCTTTGCCAGTCAACGCAACAGTTCCAGTGCCACCAAGATTGACCGGTATTGCATTTGCATTGCCAGCGTCAAAAGGTATTTTGTGAATGATATCACCGGCAGTGCTGATGACTGTGCCGTCAAACGCAATTGGTCCGGCTGTGATCACTGCCAGGTCTACAATATATCGCACATAGTTCTTTGGATAGAAGATATCATCATCACAAGTCAAGTAGATATCACGATCGGCACACTTTGAAAGATTGGCAAACTTTGATGCTGCTTTCAAATCTTTCTTTGCTTCATGGCCTTTCAAGTATGAATGACTTTTTTCCAGATCAACAAACCAGTCTGGCTTTTTGTAGTCATTGAACACAACATTCAATGCATCAATGCTGATATTTTGATGCAGAAGCGAATGCAGCGACCGTTTCAGCAGTTTTTCGCGCTTTTGGTGTGTTGCTATGTTGACAGTGATTTTCATCGGTTTACGTGCTTACCTTTCATTAGTTGAAACGCTTTCTTGATTGGTGAAAAACCCATGCTGCGAAAACGTTTGTGTGTCATTCGATCGTACCAATCAAAATAGGTTGATGAAACAAGTGTTGCACCTTTCCCATTGCCGTACAAACTCAGAATGAAGAAGTTTTCATTGATTTCTTTGATTGGTCTTTTGTTGTTGGTGTTGCCAAAATAGACAACAGAAGTGTCAATTGACGGATCATGATCAATTTGTGCGCATGATGCAGAAATGATCAATTCATCTGGCATTGATCCGCCCCAGTGATTTTTCAATCTTTCTTTTGGGAACTTGAAATTTTCAATGAAACGCTGATAGATTTCTTCTGCTGCATTGCATTTTTCAAAGTATTGAAACGAAGATTGAACCGAAGGAAAAACCGCCGTTTTTTTAAGTTTGAAATAGTCCCAGATGTTTTCATTTGTTGCCCAATGTGAATACCCGATTTTGTCATCTTTTCCACCTTTGTCAATGACTTCTGTCATATAAAATGAAGTGCAGTGTTCAAACAATGGTTCAAGTGAATTGATTGCAAAAGCATCAACGTCAAGATAAATTGTTCGATCAAAAATTGAATAGTTGTATGCTTTAAGCTTTGCAAAACCTGGTTCAAACTTACCTTTGATCATAAAGTCATTCTTGTCAATGGCTGTCAATTCATCAAAAACTTGCTTATACTTTTCCGGCAAGTAGTTGATGTTTTCATCATGAACCAATTGAATAAGCAATTCAGGATCATTGAACTTTATCGACAAAGCCAAATGTGCAGCCATGAAAATATATTCACGGCTGTTGAACGCCATCAAAAGAACACCTTTCTTCATTGGTCTTTTCTTAATCAACCAAAGATTGAACCTGGTGAATCAACAATTGCTGCGTCACCTTTTGACTTGTATTTTGCCGTGAATGACCAGTGCTGCGGCTGATCGATGTTGTCATCTGGAATGATCAAACCACCTTCAAAAGCAATTGGTTCATCAATGAAAGAACATCTGTCAACATCACAGTGATGCGCCAGCAATCCGCTTGCTTCAAAGCCAGTTGCATTGTTCAGTGAATTGTAGAAGTCAATATTTCCAGAAACAACATTTGCATCAATCAATGTCATTGTTCGGTCATAGTTGATTGTTCTTTCAGGTGAACAAGACCGCATTGATGGTGATGTAATTGGTGAAGGTTCTGCAATTCCACACTTTAATGAAGTCAGAAGTTTTGCGCTACCAGAATCCAAAAGCGCTTGAACTTCTGATTCGTTTGACGGGTCTTCTGGAAGTTCATCTTGAAAGATGATGATTGATCGAATACCACCTGCAAAAGTTTCTTCACAGTCTGGATTGATGTAGTTTTCTAATGCATTTGCACAAAGTGACATTTTCTTGTGTTTTATAAGATTGTGAAGTTGGCCTTCACTTGCCGCTTTGAAGTATCAAATTTAAACAAAATACTTTATGCACTGAATCTGAACCAAGCATTGAAGCCTTCATCATATATCCATGTGCGAATGTGTCTTGAAGCCGTGCCGCTCAATGGTGAATCTATTGTTGCCCCACCAGCTGCTGTCATTGTGATGTTTGTTGCTGGACTACCAAAAACACTGAAATCAACAATGTCACCATTTTTTGCAGCAGGCAAATCAAGCGTCAGGTTTGCAATTGGCGCAACAATTCGAATGACTTCAACTGAATGATGTGCAGACTGCGCAGTGATCACGTCTGCATTTGATGGATTGTCAGTGAAACGAAACTGATCATCTTCACGGTATGAAACAGAAAGCGGATCATCAGAAAGAACATCATATTCATTTCTTGGCTCTTTGAAATCAACTTCAATGTCTTGATCATCTTCTGTGATGTCAACAGAAATTCTTGATTCATTGTTTGCAGTATCATACAGCACAATTTCACCGACTTTTTGACCAGTGTCTGCATTTGATCCACCTAACTTCAGCCGGCAAAATGAAGCTGCGTTTTGCATTTCAATATCGGCAGTTGCAAAGTTGCTTGACATGACAAGTGAACCAAAGTTTTCAAGCCACATGAAACGCGCACCAGCCAAATAGTTGATTTTGGCATCATCAAGTGAATTGAAATTCATCACTTCGCCAGAAGTTTCATTGAACTGAAGAACTGTATTGTCTGCAATGTCAATGGCATTCAATCCAACAAATGACAACACACCAGTCACTGTTTCATAGTCAAGTTTTGTGCCTGCATTTGCATCAAACACAATCAATGTTGTTGGTCCTGCAGGAACAAACACCAGCGACATTGCAGAATTTATCTTGAAGAAGTCTTCTTTTGTTTGCTGCCTTATACTGAAACCGCCACCGCCATCCGGCTTTGCAAACAAGATTGTGATATCTTTCTGCGTTGTTGTGTCTGGTGGATAGGTCCAAAAATTCTTAATTACAATGTCCATGGTTTTATGCTTTGATCAATTCATCTTCAGCTGGATTGTTGCCAGTCTGAATTGCTTCATTCATATTTCTGTCACCAATCACAACCGGCGGCAATGATGGTTCACAATCTGCTTCAAATTTAGAAACTTCGTTCTTTGCTTTTTGAACTATTTGCAAACTAATTGCTGCAAGACTTTTTTCACCTTCTGCAAAGATTGGTTCGTCTGGTTCTTCTTCAATGAAGTATTGTTCTTGACGCCCGGTACCAACACGAATACCAATTGTGTTGAACATGGTCAACATGTAGATGAAGTCACGCACATGTTCTGGTGACAATTCAATTTTCAATGTGCTGACTTTATTTCTTCTTGTGTATCCGTTAAAAAACCGGCCTTTTGAATTCTGGTATGTGAATCGATTTGGATAATTGTAGCCAGTACCGCGCACAATTTCACCTTGAATTCTCAGAATTGGGTCAAAGCCTTCAAGGTATGAACTAACATTGCCACAACCACCAATCAACAAGTCACGGTTGTTTTCTGGAATGATGCAAATTGATTCTGACGTGAAGCTTTCAAGATCAGAATCATCACCAACACACGAACGGAAAACACGCACTTTGATTTGACGTGCATCAATTTCTGCTGTGTCTGGCACAAATTCCCAAACAGCAGAATTCTTCACAGTAAATGTTGGTGAAGGTGTCTGAAGAACGTTGTCTTGAAGATCAAGAATTTCACATGAAGGAAAGTCAATTTCTTTCATTGTCACTTCATCAACGTCAGCAAGTCCAAAACCAGGCACATTCAATGAAACATCACCAATCAAACTTAGTTGAAAAAGGTTGTTTTCCGTAGCTTGAACATAAAATGTGTGCCGGCCAACTGTTGCTGGAAATTCAACAAAATCAAAAAGACTTCCAGCACGAAACTTTGCGCGGCCAATATTTTCTGAAACAGATGAAACCACAACTGAAAATTCATACCATCTGCCAGTGACGTCAGGTACCATGTTTTGAAACAGCGTTCCACCAATTGAAAATGCGCAAAGATTGATTGTGCTGCCAAAAACCGTTGCGCTGTCATTGGTTGTCCATGAACCAACATTGTTGAAGAACGGTTCATCAATGACTTGTTCTGCATTTGGACATGTTTCAATTTGAAACTGCCAGCGCAAAGCATCAGTTTCAAACATGCGCATTTGATATGCAATATCTTCACATGCTTCAGTGTCAAATGTTCCGGTTTCACGAAAAAATAATGGTTGATTTTCTGATGGTGTCATATCACACTTTGTTTTCTATTGAACACAGTCATGACGTCTGCTTGTCCAGTCGTGAAATTACGTGAAATTTTCTTTGCATAGCCTTTGCGAAACATGTCTTCTGCATCTGACAATGCAATGATTTTTGTGATGTCTGTGCGGATTCCGTCCCATTCATCAGAAGCAATCAAGATGTTTTTGGCTTCCAATATTCCAATATAGTAGTCATCAGCATCAGTGATTTGATAAGTGCCACCAGCAAGCGGTGAAGCAATCAATTCAAAGACTGAAGCATTCACACCACAAGCAAAAGTGAAGTTGTCAGTTGATGTCACTGACATAGTTGCTTGAACAAATGCAGTGTCTGAAACAATCATGTTTCTGACTTGCACAATTTCAATTGTTGTGACTTCAACACCTGTTGGAATGGTGAAAGAATCTGATGGATCAATTGAAAATGTTTCAATTGAAGAATCGGCATAAAACCGTGTGATTAAGTATGAAGAAGGGTTTTGTGAATCACCGTTTCTTGATATTCTTGTTGTCAAGTTCACATCAAATCCAGGTCTTCCGGGTGCTTGTGAAGCGTTGCCAAATGTATTGATTCGAAAGATGTGACGAAACGCATGTTCACCTTCTTCATCAGCTTCAAAAACACCAGTCAGTGCATTGTAGTCATCATCAATGTCAAAGTTTGGCGGGTTGACATCATCTTCAAACTGCCATGTCTGAAGTGGAAAGACAACTTCTGTGTCGCCAACAGAACCAAGATCAACAATGAATGTTCTTGGTGTTGTTTGTGTTGCTCGAAAACCAGATTGAATTGCGCCAGTTTCAAGCACTAAATTTCCAAGAATGTTGAAACGTGCAGCCACATTTGAATTCAGCAATTGTTCATTGTACAAGCGTGAATCTGGACTTGTTGTGTCAAAGTATGTGCCTTCAACAGCAAGATTTGCAGCCCCTTGTTCATATTGAATCAAAAAGATTTCTTCATCATATGCGTCATTGTCATTGATCAAAACATCTTGAATCACATTTGTGTCAATGACAAATTCTGAAACAAGTTCAAGTTCATTGTCAACGTTGATTTCACTTTCAATGTTGAATGTTTCATTGCAAAATGAAAAAAGACGCAAATACGGAAAAAGAAAAGCTGAACCACGTTCTTTGATGAATGTGTTTGATCCAATACTGATGATTGAATACAAGCGTTCAAAATCAATTGATCTGGTCAAATTTGAAACATTGATGAAGTCAACTGTTTCTTCACCGTACAAATATGATTCTTGTTCAAGACGAACAACCGGGTTTTCAATTGGATTTTCAATGATCAAATAAAGATTGTACTTCTTCCAAAGATCATTGAACAATGATTCAAGTGACACAATTGGTGCAGTTCTTCTTGAATTGTTGCGCATTTCAAAGCCAGTCAAAATGCAATATTTTTCTGATGATGGAAGTGCATCATACCAACTTGATTCAAATCCAACATTTTTATCACTGATGTAATCAATGACCATTTTGAAGACTTGTTTCACATCAAAAGCCCGGTAGTTACCAGGATAGAAGATGCCATTGATTGGATTGAATAAACGAAGACTGATATCACCAATTGATTCAATTTCAACACCGTTTTTGCTTACCTCAGCACCACAACCAACTTCAACTGAATAGTTGTTGAAGATGTATGATTGATAAACCGCATCATCAATTTCAGCAATGGCAATGCATCTGATCAAATCAAAAGTGATGTTTGATGTCTTGATGAATGATTCAAAAAGAAGTGATTCACCATCATCAAAAACACGGAACACACGAAAGCGTGTCTTTGAATCATAGTTGTCTTGATAGACTGCATCAAGAAAGTCATATTCAGGACCAATGAATTCAAGTGAAATTGGATAGTCAAAAAAGACATGACGCTTTGTTTCATCACGAACAAGTGTTTCTTCAAAGTCTTGCCAGTTTTCCGGTTCTTGAATGCGTGTGTCGTTCAAATAAAATCGATACGTCATGCGCGGAATGGGTTTTTGCGTTGATCTTTGCTTATCTGGTCAAGAACATTTTCTTGAACTATTCTTGAACGCTTCAATTCACGGTACATTCTTTCATCAGTCATGTTCATTGTCATTGATCTTGCAATGTTTGCAGCAAATGACTTGTCTTGATTTGCTTTTCTATCTGCGCGATCCTGGACAATGGCAGGCAAGATGTGATTGGTGTATATCCAGTCATTTTCTTTGCCATCAATCAAAGCTTGTGAAAGACCTTTTGCACGCTTGTTTGCAGCTGCTGGAATAACTGCTTCACCATAATGCAGACGCGCAAGACCATCATCTTTCTTCCGGCCTTTTGACGGGCTGTCTGTGAAAAATGGTGTGCCTTTGAAGAATGCTGGCGGCTGCTGTGACTGAATGTTTGAAATTTGCGCTGCTGCTTGTGCTGTAATGGTTGCAACATAGATTGCTTTGGTGATTGGGTCCAATGGCTGCGCAAGTGCATCAGAAATGGCAAGATAAAAGTTCAAGAACGCTTGAAATGTAGCAAGTTCTTTTGCATTCTTTCCGCTTGCTTGCATCAGCTGTGTCAAAGCACCAAAAAACCCGGCAACAGCTTCAGTTCTTTGTTGGTAGATTGCAGCAATTTGGTCTGCTTTGTCTTGTTCTGCTTGAATGTCAGCTTGATCAAAAGCAATCTTTTCTTCAAGAATGCGTTCGTATAGTTCGTCAATTTCTTCTTCAGTCTGCGCACGCAACTTCTTTGCTTCATCAGAAAGCATTCCAAATGGATTTTCTGGAAATGTTGGCAGCGCAAGTTCTTGATCTTCTTCATTCTCAAATTCAAGAATGTTTTTGCGCTGATTCAGGATTGCATTCAATTCAATTTCTTTCTGATTTCTCTGATCAAGAATGCTGTTGATTTGACCTTGTGACTGCGCATCTGGCAACGCATCACCAAGTGCTTTGATTTCATCTTTCAAGCGCTTAATGATGCCAATTCTTTCTTCTGTGCTGGTGTTCAACGATTCTTGATTTTCACGTTCTTCATCAGTCAGCATGTTTTGTTCACGCTTCAATCTGATTGCTGAAAGTTCACCATCAAGACGTTCAAGAAGACGTTGTTGAAGTTCTTCATCCAGTGAAGCCAGCTTTTCAGTTTCAACAACTTGTTCTGTGACTTGCTTTGTGATGTCTTGCCAAACTTCTTCAATTCCACTGTCTGCAACTTGATTCAGCTGTTGTTCTGCACTGATCAAGATGTCATCAATGGTTCGGTTCAAATCTTTGACATTGGCAATTTGTTGTGGGTCATAGCCACCAAAAAGCGTGCGCCAGAAACCAAGTTCACCAACTGAATCCATGCGCATTTCAAGTGATGTGAACACATCAAGAAGGTCTTCAACTGCCGGTATCAACGCTTCACCAATGGCAGCTTGCATGTTTTCAAATGAAGCATTCAGTGCATCAGTTCTGTCTTTGGTTGTGATGACTTCATCACCCATTTTGCGCATTTCTTCTGATGCAATTGCGCCAACAACTTCAGCAATTTCACCAACACCAGCTGATTCAACACCAACACCTTTCAATTCTTTACGCAGACGCACAGCAGAAATTCCAAGGTTGTCAAGTATCAAAGGTGACTTTCGACCAATACCAGAAATGATTGAATTCACAAGAAAATCAACTTCTTCACCAGTTTCTTTTGCTCGACGTCTGGCAAACTCAAAAAGTGAAGCCATGGATTCAAGCGGGATTTGAAAGTTGTCTGCTCGAACCGCTTGTTTCATCAATTCAAGATCAGAAACAGTTCCGCGTGTCGCGTCACGCAGATCACGAAGAAGACCAGGTTTTGAAATTCTGTTGAATGCTGTTTCTACACCTTGCAGTTCACCGGCAAGCCTGGTTGCTTCAATTGTGAATGTTGTGATTCTTTCAATGGCAAATGCTGCAATGATTCTTCGTTCAAGTGTCTTGTATCCGCTTTCCAGCTTATTGACAGACTTTTCTTGACGGTCAATCTTGTTCTTGGTTTTGTCTGAAGCTTTGCCAGTACGATCAAAAGCACGTGTTCCAGACTTTCCGGCTTCGTCAAAACTTTTCTGCGTCTTGTCAACTTTTCTATCAAGCGCGTCAAGTCTTTGATTGATTTCACGTGTTTCAGCTTGAATTTGCAGAATGATTGGATCGACACCGGACATGTTTTACTTTTTACCTGATTTTGATTGACGTTTGCAAAATGATGCAAACAAAGTTAACCATTCACGAATTGATTTCTGGTTTGCATCCAGTGAACCAGTGATCATGACTGTCAGTTCATCATCACTGTCTTGCCTTCGTTTGATGACTTGTCTTGCAATATGGTCCCGGAACGTCTTTCTTGCATTGCTTTCTGGTATAGCAAGTGATTGAAGTGCTTCTTCAGTTCGTCGCCCGACATAATCAAGGAAGGTTTCAAGCTGGTGAAAGCCTTGTGATTCAAGAAAAAAAAATTTGCATTGTCTTCTTCAATTTCAAACTGCTTGACTTTTTCTTCTTGAATGATTCTTGAATACACATTTGGGTTTTCATCTTCACGCACAGCAAGAACGGCTGCAATGTTCATGATGACATCAACCGGTGTGTCTTCAGTTGTTCGCCACTGCATTTCTGCACACAAAGCGCTGATCTGCGCATGAAGACGTGCTTTGACTTTCATGTTGGTTTCTGAAGCAGCCTTCATGTTGATTTCAATCAAAGTATTTGTCAAAGTGAACAAATTTTCAACAGTCATCTTCATATCATCAAAGATTGCAAAGTTTTGAAGCTGGTTTGCTCTGCTTTTTGGTATTGATTCAAGGTCTTTCCAAGAAAGATATCTTTTGCCTTCTGAATCAACACCAATTGCTTCCATGCCGGCAAACTTGTCTTTTGAAGCACTTTTCTTCAAGTATGCTTGAACGACTTTTCTAATTATGAATTCGAACATCAAATGAAAGTATTTGGTTTATGATTGCAATGATAGCTGCTGAAATAACACAGTGAAGAATCCATGAAATGGGTTGTTCAAATCCAAAGTTTGCAACATAGAAGATAGAACCCCAAATTGAAGACATGCACACGTTGCAATAGAACAACGGACGCAAGAAGAACTTTTGCCATGTTGGTCTTTCACCACGGACATCACGCGCATAATATTTCCAGCCATGGTGCAAGCGATATGCACGACCCATTGGAATTTCAAAGAATTCTGCTGTGTGATGAATCACTGTGTGAACGCCGTATACAAACAGCGCGCAAAGAATGAAGGAAGTCATATTTTTGGTTTTTGTTTAAACAAATATAGTTGATTCATTAAACCGGCAAAAGCGGGTCATTGGCTGGAAAATTGTATGAAGGTCCAGAAGAACCATCAAATGAATTTCCAGAAAAGAAAGTCAAATCAGTTCCGTCCATGAATTTTGTTGCGCGTAAATTCTGCACCATCCAGAACTTGCCGGCAGCTGGCACCCAGTCATATTCGTTGCCATTTCCATCAACAACTTTTTCTGTCAGCGGTTCAACATCTGCAACACCTTTGATTGCATTGCCAACTGGTTGATTGAAGAAATTCACTTGTTCATTGAATTCTGGCATACTGCTTCCATTCAAGTTGATTTGATATGCTACATATTGAAAACCAACTGAAATTGGTTCACCCCAGCTTGAAAAGCCACGGCCAACCGCAACATTCCCAACAAATGAACCAGCAAGATTTCCGCATGGAATGATTGCAAGACCAAAAGTGTCACTTGGTGGCGGGCCGCTTATTGCGTCCCATCTTGGTTCTGGATCACCAGCATTCACAGTTCGCAAAGACATCCATGTTGTGGGTTGTGATGCTTCAAGAAGCGCAAAATCTGCGTCTGTCATCAATCTGAATCCATCTGGCAAAAGCTGTTTTGGACTGGTGATTGCTTCAATATTGTATTGGTAGCCATAGCCTTCTGGCTGTCTGACAGGTGCTTCAATCAAGTTGATGGTGCAGCCATCAGCAAAAACACCCCATTGCGGCCCCCGGTACATTCTTGCACGTGTTTGCACACAATATGAACGGCCAATTTCACCATCTTCAAACCAAGACAAGTTGAAGTTTGGATTTGCACCATTTGGTAAAAGCACTGTAAACTGTCTGAACGGTGCTTCTTGTTCTGTGAATCTGAATTCCCAGTTTGTCAGCAAAAATTGATTCACTGGCAAGTCTGTTGTGATCACGTCTGCTTCTGCTGATTCTTCAGACCAAATCAAATCTTGACCACAGTCATCATTGTCAAGTTGTGTTGTCGGAATATATTGTGAAGCAATCATCACCATGTTTTCAATGGTGTTTGGCTGAACTGAATACACGCGCCAATAGTATCTTCGACCAGGCACCATGTCAGTCAATGTCACTTCTTCACGTTCACCAGCTGGTTCATTGTTTTGTGCTACAATCAAGCTGCCGTCTGTTGCATCATAGACTTCAACAGCTGCATCAAAGTCATTCAAGCCCCAGCCGCGAACATAGATGTTTGGCATGTAAGCTGTGAAATATATCCAGACATCTTGTGCAATTGCTGGTGTTGTTGGAAATGATTGCGGACGTCCTGACGGTGTGAAATTGTTGACATCAACTGATTGATTGTTGTCTGCAAATTCAGCGGTCATGTTCTGGTCAATTGCACCTGGAACATTCATATTGTCAATGCCGTCCCATTCTGGAAATTCATACACAAATGGACATGACAAAACAGGTCCGGCACCACCAGAACCATTCATTTGAAGAAGTCTTCGAATCCAATTTCTATTGCAACACCTTTCAGCCATTATGTTCTGAATTTATCACGAAGTTGTTTTGTGTATTTGATGCAGTCTTCGTCAGGCAATACACCAACAATTTGTTCAATGTGACACAGCAGCCCATCAAGCCACCAGTTCAAAAATCCGCCGCCACCTGATGGACGACCAATGTTTTCAAGATCAAAAGCTTCAATCACACCAGTCTTTTCATCAACATCACCATTTGCATTGAACAACTTGACTGTTGTGCCTTGACGCTTCAAGCAATATGCTTCAACATTGTTTGCTGTGTCTGTTGCAAGCACTGCCGGCGGCTGAACTGCAAAGTGCGCCACACCATAAGGTTCTGAAAATGCACCAACATAATCTTCACCAGTGAATGCAAAGTAAAGTGTTCCAGACATCACGTGTGATCCATCTGCTGAATCTTGGTTGAAAGCAACAAAGAACATTGACCAATTTCCACCGGTGTGCGGAATGATTGAACGCTGTGCAATCAGTTCATCATTTGAACCGTCATATTCAAGTATGTTTTCACCAGCTTGTGAAGCAATGCGCATGACTGGTCTTTCACCAGCTGATGTGTTTTCAAACTGCCAAACATCAACTGGAAAAAGATTTGAAATTTGATTCAGCAATGTTTTCACTTCTTCACCTTCTGAAGCTGGAAGATCAGAAGCATTCAATGCAAATGACGTGTCTTCTGCATTATATCGCATCCGCGCAACTGGCGGCATGTCTGAAGCATCAATTAAAAAGATTGTTGATGTGTATGCGCTTATTTCAGCCGGTGACATCAATGTTTGACTGATGAACAAGTCCTGAAGATAGATTTCATCACTGACAGCTGCTGTTGATCCGCCAATCACAATGCCATTGTTTGGTGATGGTGCAGAATCAACACCGGTCAACACTTCAAATGTTTCTGTGACACCATTCACTGTCAACGATCCTGCTGCTGGTCCGGTGCCATCGATCTGAAGAACTATTGAAACAACATCATTGTCATTCACAACTTCACTGTGTGTGATGCCAAATTTTGATGTTCCAGAAGTTCCGCGCTGACAAAATGCTTGAATTGTGTTGCCACTGCCTTTCCTGAACAAGATGCCGGTTGTTGTGCTGTTGCCGGCGCCATTTGTTGTGATGATTGTCTTGTTGACGCCATCACTGCCAGCTGGCAAGCCAATCTTCATGCGCATTGAATAGCTGTTGTCAACACCATGAAAGAATCTGAATGGATTTGCAGCCCCAGTTTGAAAGTTGTATGTGATTGCTGAAGCTGGTGAAGATAAGTTCCAAGCAGCAGCAAGCGCACCAAACGCTTCAACATTTGGCTTGTTGGCGCTTCCAGAAGTCAATGCAAGAACATTTGAACCACGATCATAGATCAATCCAACTGGTTGTGAAAGTGATGTCACTGGCGTTCTTGGAACGCTTCCAGGCAAACCGGTTTCTTGAAGCTGGTCACCAAATCTTGTTGCTCGAATGTCAAGATACACACCATCTGGTGGCAATTCCGGCGTGAATGAAGAACAATCAGCAGTGTCTTTGACTATGAACTGATATCTTTGATCAGATCGTGTGAAACAATACACACCAGGATTGAGAAGACCAAGATTTGAACCATCAGCAACAAATGAAATTCCGTTGCGTGTGTTGACGACTTCTGTGCCATCAATGATCAGATTGATGATGACTTCGTTGCACTTATCGAAGCAACCAAGATCAAGAATGTTGCAAATTGACATGTGTCAAAAGTAAGAAATGAAAATCTAACTTTCACGAAGCTTTTTGACTTCAAGAATCATTTGATAGTAGATGTCACCAGAATATGTCTTTGAAGAATAGTTCAGCGCTTGTCTTGCCAGATCAACAAGAATTCTTGCAAGCGGCTTTTTCCAGCCTTTGTGTGAAGCATCAATCTTTGCACAAAAACAAACAAGCCCGACTTTGCTTTGTACAAAATCGAGCCTTTGAATATCACGTTCTTTTGGTGTCATCAGAAGTTTTCAAGATCATCTTCAATCAATGCTTTCTTGATGTCTGCAATTCTTCTTTCAGCAAGCCATTGATCAACATCAGCGCATTTTTCAAGATCAATGTCTTTTTGCTTTGCTGCTGATTCACATAGTCTTCTTGATCTTTCCAGCTTCAGTTGTGTTTCTTCCAAAGTGTTCAGAAGTGATTCACGGTGTGTGTTTGATAGTTTCATTTTATTGTTGATTTTTATGGTGTTTTTTGACTTCGTTTTCAAGATTCAAAGCTTCTGTCAGCTTCTTCATTGATCGCCATGAAATGACGCTGATCGCTGCTTCTGCAAGCTGTTTTGTTCCGCTTGGATTGTTCAGAAAGCGGCGAAGAACTTCTTCGCGCGCTTCATTGATTGATTTCTTCATCACACAATTTGATTTTGTTTCAAGATTTCAAGTTCTTCTTTTGCTTTGTCCAGCCAGCTTTGATCATCATCTGAAAGAAGTTCTGCAAAAGAATGAACCATTTCAAAAAGCTGCTTTTTTGATGTGTTCTTGTAGAAATATTCTGGTGAAGACTGTCTTTTGATGTCATGAATAGTTGTGAAATATGTCAACCGCAAGTCTTCAATGATTTCTGACATCTGCACTTCAGACCAAGTGCCGCAAAGACCGTCATCATTAGTCAAGAATGAAATTGTTGTCATCACTTGACCGTCATCACTTGACCGTCATCACCAATGAAGTCTGCGTCTTGACTTTTCAGCCAGTCTTTGAACTTTGACTTTGCTGAATCAAAAGTGATGTGAAGTGTTTCACTGAAATTGTTTGTGTTGATGTAGCTGTACTTTTTCATTTTATCTTGGTTTTGTGACCAGCGCAATTGTGCGCCAGTCTGTTGTGTTTTATTGTTCTTTGATTTCGCAAACTGCAATTCTGATGATCATTGTTGCGTGATATACTGAAGCACCATTGTTGATCAATCTTGATCTGATTGCTGTTGGTGTCAAGCCTTTGTTCATGTCTTCAATCACTGTGTTCACAATTGAATCAAGCATGTCTTCTGTTGAAATTTCTGTTGCTGTCATTGTCATTTCTTTTTTGGTATGCCCAAATGTACAGAAAAAAACCAATACCATGCAAACGAAAGTCAATCTTTCTATGTTCTGGACACAAAAAAACCTTGAATCAGCGTTGATTCAAGGTCTTTTCTATTGAAAAAGATGCTTCTTTATAGACAATTAAGATATCGAATTGTGCTTCTTTCGCGTCTATCTCTATTGGCCAGATTCATGCTTTCTTGCTTCAGCTGTCTTTTGACAATCCGCGAGTGTTCACGGCTGATCATATTGTTGTCAGCAGACAAGTCAAGATTGACTGATGGAACATCAATGAAATCATCAATGCTTTTCAGTGTGAATTCAAGAACTTCAATGTCTTGACTGATGTAGATGCTTTGATCTACTTCATTGAAGTCTTCAGTGACGTCAAAAACAGCCCCAAATGAAGCTGATGTGAACACCACGGCAATCAGAAAAAATAAATTCTTCATAGTTGTGATTTTTAAGTTTCGACTAAGTTAGAAAATTATGTCCAGAATCCGGTTTTTCTGTGCTTTGCAATCATTGGAAGTGCAAAAGTGTTGATCAAATATCTGAAGTTGTCGATGTTGTCAGCCCGTTGTGATTCATCTTTTCTATTCTTTTTGATGATTGAACCAAATGCATCAACTTGAACTGAACGCATGTCACGTCTTGTTTCACGGCATTGTTTGTCAATGATGAAGTCTGGAAAGTGTTGCAGAAAATAGTTGCAGTCTTGACGGCTTTTCTTGTGCGGTGGGTTTGCTTTCAGCTTGAATTGCTTCCAGGACACACCAAGTTCTTTCTGAAGTTCTTGATACAAGCTGCGATTGTCAAAGCGTCCAATCTTTGATTGTGAGCCATTATAGTCACCACCAAATGCAGTTGAAAAGATTGCATCACCAAGAACTGCTTTGATCTGGTTTGACATTTCTGCAATGGTGCCGTTCTTGATGCTGATTTCGTGAATCTGATGATAGTGCGGATCACCATCAAACCAAGTCTGATATATGTTTGCAGTGAATGGTTCAACGTTGAAGTCAATCAGCACAATTGACTGGCGGCCCGGATTGAACACAGTTTCACCAACATGTTTCTTGTCATCATATGATGTGCAGAATGGATTCTGTGCAGCCCTATTGCCCCAAAAGCCATGAATGTACACGTTGAAATAGTAGTCATCACCTTCAGTTGTGGCCATGTATGCCGCTTTTCTTTCTGGCGGACAATATGGGTTGTCATCAAATGTTGTGTGACAAGAACAATATTTGACTTCAACTTCGACACCTTCAACTTTGAAGAATTCTGACCATTCATAGGTGCCATTGTATGAATCTTCAACCATCTTGAACAACCAGTGTTCTTCATAGTCGCCTTCACTTTCCGGATTGAAAGAAATCCACTGCATGACGGTCACATCTGATGATCGAAGTGTTGTTGCAATGGTTCTGTATTGCTTTGGCTTGATCTTGTCAGCTTCTTCAAACCAAGCATCAGTTGGTTCATTGACAGACTTGATTGATGAAGGGTTGTCACAACCACGTGCAATGAATCGATTGCCATTCATGCACACAATTTCCAGTGGATTCAGTTTGAAATCAAACATGTCATCAAGACCATGATCTTCAACAACTTTTTGAATCAATTCAAACTGTGATTCTTTGATTGCGTTGAAGTATTCACGAACAAGAATGCATTTGAAATAAGATGCAGTCAAACACTTCTTGACCAGCGTCAACGCAATTTCATAAGACTTTCCAGAATCACGGCCGCCCCAGTAAAGTTTGACTGTTGCATCTGATTCACGAATTGCATCATAGACTTCAAGATGAATTTCTTCGTCCCATTCGATTTCTTTCATTGAAAATTCTGTCTTGTTCTTTTTCGCGCTTGTGACGCCATGAAGTTGAAACAACTTTTCTGTTTGATCGAAGAATTGCTTCTTTCATTTCACTGTCAGCTGATGTCTTCTTCATGTGCTGCATTCTTTCAGTGTTTCAACAATCATTTCACCGGTTTCAGCATCAAACTTCAGCCCATGCATTGGACATTCAATGTGTCCGTTTTTGTCTGGTGGAATTGATGCCAGGTTTGCGCCCCGGTGCGGACAAACTTTGTTTGCTTTCAAGCAATAACCATCTTTGACACCCTTATCTTGAAGCTTCTGATGAAATTCAACATATCTGTCTTTTTCAAAATTATCAAAATTTCTGATTGCTTTTCTTTTTCGCCATTCGATACGGTCAACATAATCAAACCTAACAAAGTTGCCCCGGTTGACTTTGTATTCAATCATTTCACCTTTTGAATTTCTTCGAATCAGATCATAGTGATCTTTGTCAAACCGCTTGTCAACATGATAGTGATCATGATGCGCACCATGTGTTGGATTTGGAAAAAGGTCTTTATCATTGTGCAGCGGCAACATGATTGGTTCTTCATGTTCAGAATATGAGTTTTTGAACACCGCGTGCGGCACCAAATAGAAGCGACCGATCACAATTGGACCGGTCACTTCTGATGTTTTCTTCATTTTACCCATCACAAAGAATCAATTTGATTCAACATGTCATCAATCTTGCTGATGAATTCAATGTGCAGATTCTTTGACTTCTTTGATCTGAAAGTCATCTGCTGAATATCTTCAAGTGACACACGAACTTTCAGCCATTTTGAAGCATCATTCTTCTTTGCTGAAGCTTCTTTTTCAGCTGCTTCATCTTCTTCTTTCTTTCGAAGACGTTCAAGTTCAGCATCACGCGCTTCAGCTTCTTCTTTGCGCTGGAATGCTTCATTCAGTTTCTTGCCAAATTCTTTGACTGAAAGTGTGCCGATTTCAATATATGCCGGCACTTCAAAATGATCTTTCACCGGTTCAACTTGCTTCTGTCTTTGCTGAATCAGTTCTTCAAGTTGTTCACGCTTCTTTTCTTCTTTCAGAAGTTTTGCTTTCTGTGCTGCCAGTGAATCACACAAATTGTCAAATTCTTCTTCAGTCATTTCAGCTGCATTTTGATAACTGGAAGGCAACACAAGATGACCAAACTTTGACAATGTTTCATGTCTTTCTGAACGCAGCTGATCAATTGCTTCTTGCTTCTTTGCTTCTGCTTTTTCTTGCGCAATGATTTCATCACGTTCAATGACTTTTCTTGCAAAATATTCAGTCCAGGTCTTTGTGTCTGATTCAAAAATGATGTTTACTTCAACACCTTTTGATGTGAACAATGAACCATTGAAAGAAAAACCATTTGAAAAACATTGTTGCTTTCTGGATTCAATCAACATGCGTCTTTCTTCAGCTTCTTTTTCTGCTTGCTGCTTGTCTTCAAAGTCTTTCTTCTTTGCTGAAAGATATGCTTGCCAGACGTCTTCTTCCATTTCTGAAAGATCACGTTCAAATTCTGGATCAACATACTGCTGAATTTCTTTCATGCGTGCAGTTTGGCGCTGTTTCTTGCGTTCAGCTTCTATTCTGTCATAGTGATCTTCAATCTTCTTCAGTTCGCTTTCATGTTCACTGACAGCCCACACAAGAACGTTGTGAACACCTTGAATTGCATTGGCTGCGATCCTGTACTGCTTTTTTTCTTCGTCTTTGATTTTGCCTGTTTGAACTCTGATCTTTGCAATATCCAGACGCAGACGCTTTGCACGCTTGATCAAGTCTGGTGTGATGACATCTTCTTCTTGGTATTCTTTGACAATAGCTTTGAATGCTTCTTCTTGCACTTCCAGTGCTTCAGCCATTGGAAGAAATGTGTTCTTGATTTGTTCTGCTTTTGATGCTTGAAATTCTTTCAGTTCTGGTGCATCCAGTTTGATGATGTTTGTCATTTTATTTTTGGTTTTTGATGTTACGAATTGATGACTGCTTGTCTGTACGGCAATTTTCTGAACTGATGACCTTTGTAGTCAAAAGGAAATTTCTTGCTTTTCAGATAAGCATATGAAAAAGATTCATGTGCTGCACACAGTTCGGTCATGCAGCCCCATGCTTCCAGCTGATCATCTTTGATCAGAACAATGATGTGTTTCATTTGATGTGATTTTGTCAAGCAAATGAATGATTGATCGATCAAACTTCAGCTTTGCCAGCTTCAAGCGCAGACAAGAAGACAAAAATGTTTTGTCTTCACGCATGACTTGCCTTTCAAATCGATTGAAAATCATTTGCATTTTGGTTTGTGAGTGTGTAAAGATATGGAAAACTTTACCATGAAAACAAGTCACAGTGAAATTTTCCTGAAAATGGTGTGTCTGGTGTTATGTTGAAATATCCGGCAACCTTCAGAAGATATGCTTTCTTCTTCACTGACTTTTCAGTTCTTGGATTCTTTGGAAGCTTTTGAAGACGTTCATGCAATCCACCAAGAAGCCAACGTCTGAATGTTTCAGCATCAATTGAACCTTTATAGTGATTGATGATCTTCTGTGCCGGCACCATGTTTTCAATTGAATGTCTTTCAGGGTGCATTGGTTCACCGGTCCATGGGTCACGAATCAAAGGTTCATAGTGATCAACTTGCCAGTCATCTTCAAGCGGTGTGCCTGAATAAGCGCACAGACCATCATATTTCAGCCGGACCAGTTCACGATCTTTCTTCTTGATGTACATTAGTCTTGTTGCTGTGATCTTCTCTTTTTGGTAGTCACAACAATCTTTGTCTGGTCAATTTCTTTCTTGTCAGCAAGACCAAGTTCACGCACAATGATTGCTGAATTGTATGCGCCAACTGTTGCACCTTCAAACTTTTGAATGAAGATGATGTCATTCACACGTGTGACGATCTCAGAAAAATCTTTTTTCTTTTTGTATTGATTCCAGGTTTCTTCAGTGATTCCAAGAAACAAGCAAAGACCTTTTTGTGTGAATGGTGCTGCTGTTTCACGGTCTACTTCATGACCTTCACGGCCAACCCAGTCTTTTTTGATCCAAGTTTGTTCTGATTGATGTTCAAAGTATTCTTTGCACGCTTCCCAAAGCACAGAAGGTGAAGAAAAGATCATGTCGCGTCCGTGTGAACTGCGCATTTCCCAGAATTTATTGTTCTTTGGTGCTGCCATTTTTCTTCATATTATCAACAAGAAGTGCTTCATTCATGACTGTCACAACAGAAAGAAGATCAAATTCATCATAGTCAAAAATTGAATCTGTTTCTGCTGCGCTTTTGAAGCAGTGTCGAAATCTATCTTGCTGAATCTTTTTGTCTTTTTCTTGGTGATATCCAACACAGACAAAGGTGACACCAGAATCAGAAACAACATTGCTGATTGGTTCACAATTCATCTTTCTTGGACACACATCTAAACAAAGCATCTTGTTTGGTTTATCGCGCTGCGCGCGCCTCATCTTCAAATGTCACATCAATTTTAATTTCATCACCATGAATGATCAAAGTCTGACTGATTGTTTTGCTTTCAGATAGCTTGCCTTTCCGGTTGACAAATAAGTTTTCAGCATGATCAGTCTGATCAGTGCTTCGATTCTGATTGTCTTTGTGATGCTTGTTGTCTTTATGCAAGTGATGTGACTTTCAACAAATTTCTTCAATCCAAAGTTTCTGAATGCACCAAATGATGATTCATGATTCTTTGGATATTCAAAGTTACTGAAAAACATTTCCACTTGTTTCACATCAATGAAGTCAGCTGTCTTCAAGACAAATTCACCATCAAAGTCATAGTCATTGCGCTGCATGACAATCTGAACAAAGCTTGCTTGGTTTTCTGGCTTTGAAACAGAAGAAAGTGCAAATTTTGATGCTTTCTGTGTGTCAAGCCAGCTGTTGACTTTTGTTTCGTATTCAGTCATTTCAATAGTCTACCATTCCAGAACCTTTGCATCTTCTGCAAACAGAAACGTCGCAATCTTGTCGAATTGTTGGTTGATCAATTATACCGGTGCCTTTGCACTTCAAACAAGTGACTTTGATTTTTTTAGTCTTTTTCATTGTCTTTTTCCCATTTATCATGACATTCTTGACAACACAAATGGTGTTCAATATTTTTTTTTTCAAATATTTTCCAACCAAATCAAATTAGTGCTTTTTTCAGTTTTTCATGGCTGTTGTGTGTGACACCAAGTTCATATGATTCACACCAGTCACACGCAATGAAAATGCCTTTCATTTTTTTGGTCTTGTTTGGTATGCTGTCAAATTCTTCACTTCAACTGGATCAGCTGTGAATACGCGGCCGCTGTCATCTTTCTTCAGAAGATAGTTTTTGCAAGCCCACTTGAATTCTGTCAGATTTTCAAATTCAAAAAATGTGTCTTCGTCCCAAAATTCAG